TGTTGACAAACTCAAAGCTGTCCTCAAACAACAGCAAGGAGGCAGATAATATGGGTGGTTCCCCAAAAATTAGTGGTGGAATGACTTATGCTGAACAGCAGAGTCTTTTAAAAGATGAAAGAGAATTTCAAAAGCAACAGGAAGAAGAGCGACGAAAGGCTGCAGAAGATGCAGAAACTAGACGAGTCGCTAGAGAAGAAGCCGAGAGAGCCAGAACTAAGGCCGAAGAGGAACGCGCTATTCAAGAAGCGTCACAGGCAGAGCAGGAAGCAATACTAGAAGCTCAGGCTCAGGCTGAAGAAACTCAGATGCAAGGTATCCAAGGTACTAATGTTCGTGCATTAGACTTCTATTCTTCACTGTACAACGGTATGAACAACCAGTAAGGAGCTATCAATGACAGGCACTTTAGTTGATCGCTTCCGAATGTTGGATGCTATGCGAACATCCAAACTATACAGAGCAAGACTTTGTTCTGCTCTAACAATTCCTAGTCTTCTTCCCCCTGAAGGGTGGACAGAGGAGATGGAACTACCGCAGCCAACATCTTCTGTTGGTGCTAGAGGAGTCACTTCTTTAGCGAGCCGAATGCTTTCGGCAATGATGCCTTTAAATGATACTCCATTCTTTAAGTTTGCTCTGCGGTCTGGTGTAGAACCTACCGCAGAGATTGGTCAGTACTTAGAGACAATGAGCTATCAGGTTTATCGAAAGCTTATTGGCACTAATTTACGAGAAACAATTTATCAGGCTATCCAGAACTTAATCGTTGTTGGAGATTGCTTGGTACATGAGATGGATGATTTCAAATTCCGTGTTACCCGCTTGGATCAGTATGTTGTCCAGCGTACCGTAGCTGGAGATGTAAATGAAATCATTCATATTGAATACGATTTAGTAGACCCCGAAGCAATTAGTCCTCACTACTCGCTTCCTGAGTCTTCAAAAAAAGGATACAAGACTACCTACTGCCAGTATTTAAAGGAGGATAATGTATGGAAATACAAGAAAGAAGACTCCGATGGTTCAGTACTAGCGGAAGGTGTCTACGAAGTTTGTCCTGTAACGGTCCTACGGTGGTACGGCATACCCGGAGAAAACTACGGGAGATCGCACTGCGAAGATATCCTAGGAGATCTATCAAGTCTTGATGGATATACACGGGCAATGCTTGACGGCATGGCTGCTGCTTCAGCTTTCTGGATGTGTATTGATCCATCCGGTATTACTGAAGTAGATGACATCGCTGACTCCACCAATGGTTCGTGGGTTCCTGTACGACAGCAGGATGTATTCGTCCTGTCTCCATCACAGACCATGAATCCCCAGATTGGTGCAGCTCAGACTGCCGTTCAAACTATGCGTAGTGAGATCGGTCAAGCCTTCCTTATGTCTAGTGCATCCATTCCTAGTGGCGACCGCGTTACTGCGACTGCCGTTAGAATGATTGGCTCAGAACTTGAGACAGTACTAGGCGGGGCATTCTCTGCTATTGCCAGAGATCTTATGGAACCAATCGTTAAGCGTTCAGTCTTCCTAATGATTGAAGCCGAAGAACTAGATCAGCGCATGTATGAGCAGTTCTTTGATGACGAGGGTTCTCTTACTACTGAAGTAATCACTGGTCTTCAGGCTCTTAGCCGCGACACTGATCTTCAGAAGCTTATGCAAATGGGTGAGATGGTACGCAACCTACCCGAACAGGCAGCAATGTCGTTCAAGTGGGATGAATACGCAAGAGCACTTATTACTTCTCTTGGCTTTGATGCCCGTAATTGGGTACGCTCAGCTGAAGATATTCAAAGAGAGCAGATGCAGCAACAGCAGATGATGATGCAGCAGCAAGCAATGCAGTCTGGTGGTCAGGCTATCTCCGGTGCTTTAGGCAATCTTGCCATAAACGCTGGACAGCAAGACCTAGCACAGACTGGTGGACAAGGTATTCTAAATGTTCTACAGAATTCTGGTGCAGATGTATCTGCATTTACAGGAGGTCAGTGATGGCTAAGAAAGTAAACAAAGCTAGCATGCCTTGTAATAAACCACGCAAGTCTCCCAACCCAAATAAAAAGAAGGTTGTAAAAGCTTGTGCTAATGGTAAGGAAAAGATCATTCATTACGGAGCAACAGGCTATGGTCACAACTATAGTGCTTCTGCCCGTAAGTCTTTCCGTGCCAGACATAAGTGTGGCTCTGCTAAGAATAAACTAACTGCTCAGTATTGGGCTTGCAAGGATCTCTGGGCTGGTCCCGGTGGTTCCAAAGCAAGTTGCCCAAAGGGTAGAAAGTGTAAGAAGTAATGCCATTCAAATCAAAACAACAGCGTAAGTTTATGCATGCAGTCCATCCAAAGATTGCAGCCCGTTGGGAGAAAGAAACCCCAAAGGGAACTAAACTACCTAAGAGAAAGAAAAAGAAAAAGTGATATGCACAGAAATCGCACTTGGTCTTTTACTTCCCCTCTTTGGCGGCTAAATCACAACAGAGTACTAAATGCAGATGGTTATATTCCAGCACTAGATTATATTTATTGGTCGCCTAATGACTTTATTCTTTTATCTCCACTTACTGTTACTGGTCCTATAGCAGATCCAATAACAATAAGTAATACTTATCAGCCCGTTCGTCTTAAGTGGTTAGCTTCTTTTGGAACTTTACCAAGAGGATCTAGAATATACTATAGAAAAAACGGAGGTAGCTGGGTTCAATGGAATGCAAACACATTGACCGCAGTATCTTTTAGCGATGGGGATATATTTGAATTAGGTGCTCAAGCAGGATCAGATACGGGCATACTTAGCTTTGCCTTATTTAATGATGTCGATAATCTTCAGTGTTCAGAAACCTTTACATTCTCTGTTGCTTAACCAAAAGGATAAACAATGATTCATACACACACAATGACACAGTTTAAGACAGTGCAAGAGCCTATGAAGCTTCTGTCTACAACTAATAAAACAAATATAGCAGTTGCTAGCTTACCACATGAGAATGTTTCAGCTACTGCACCAGCAGGAACTAACAGTGCTACTATTGTTCCAGCCTCTTCACTTAACTATCTAAAGATTGTTCCTCTATTTACTGCTGCTTATTCAGGTCAGGCAATCAGAGTTGTTGGTTATACCAAGAGTGATGTAGGTAATTTCTTTGTACCACAGTTACTTTTCTATGGAACAGTTACTGCTATAAACGGAAGCGCAACAGCATTTACAAATGATAGCGTATCTTTCTATCCTGCAGTTACAATTAATAAGGTTGAAGGTGATGCAAAGATTTATAATGCATCAACCACAAGCAAGTCACCCGCTTCTCTTTTGATTGATACACTTGGTTGTCAGCTAATTGAAATTGAGTTTGCAGCTACTACTGGTAGCGGAACTTGTAACGCCTTTATCGGAGCAATCTAATGCATCGCTTCAGGTCTTGGACATTAGATCCACCTGAATGGAGAACGCAAAGGAATCGTTTGCTTTCTCTTGATGGCATGAGCGCACCAAGTCAAGCTTTATTCAATCCAGTAATATCATTAGACTTTACTACTGGTACTTTAGATCCTATGTTTACTTTTACTAGAGCTAGCTCAGCTACTCTAACAAATAGCAGCGGTCTTGTTGAAGCTGTAGGTAATAATATACCTAGATTTGATTATGATCCAGTAACAAACGAATGTCTTGGTTTACTTATCGAAGAGCAATCTACTAATCTTTTAACTTATTCAGAAAATTTTGGTAATTGGCTTGACTTCGATATAGATTATTCAAATTCGACAACCAGTCCTTCTGGGGGTTCCGCCTCTATTCTAGAAAATTTAAACACAGGTGGTGAAGGTGCTCTAGAATATGATGACTTTTTCAGTACAAATAAAACCAGAACTTTTTCTTTTTGGGCTAAACGAATTAGTGGAACTGGTTACTTTAAAGCTTCCGTTAAACCCACTCAAGGAGAGCCTATAACTATACCTGTAACCTCAAGTTGGAAAAGATATTCTGTAACTTCTACAGGAACAGCTCAACCTTCTTTTATACTAGAAACCTATGAAGATAAGGTTGCAGTCTGGGGCGTTCAACTAGAAGAAAAAAGCCATATGACTAGTTATATACCAACTCCACTTAGTTCTGCAGTAACTAGACTTGCAGATTTTTGTGTAGCTATTGATGATCAGGTATTATCGTGGTATAATAGTACAAGCGGTACTTTTATTGTAAGTGGTCAGAAAAGTTTTGCACAAGATAAATTCATCTTAGGTGGTTATGAGGAAGATTATTTAAATGAATTGAGCCTTAGTATTGGTGCTTTTAGTCGAAGCGTTCTGTATAAAGATCCTTATTTTGAAGAGTTAGGATTAGTCATTTCTGATTCCACCGTTTTAACTAAAGTTGGCTTTAGTTTTGACACTAGTTCACACAATTTTGTTATCAACAATCAGAGTACTAGTACTCCAAGTGGTGTTGTGCCTGACATAACAAGACTATCTTTAGGTAGTTTTGATGACATTACCCCAACTCGTTATAATGGTCATATAAAATCATTAGAATATTATGCAGATAAAATGTCAATAAACGATCTTCTGTCATTCACCACTTAATAAGAAAGTATACGCATGGATTATATGCTGAGAACAAACACAGAAGAAGAAATGAAACAAGCGTTGATTGCAGCCGAACTTATAAAGATTAAAGAAATAGATGGTGAAGAAAAAATCGCCCCTGTTTCTGGTGTCTTTATAGACTTTATTGGAGCCACAAAAAAGAAAGCAATAAGGAATCCAGCAACAAAAGAAATTATTGTACCCGCTGTTGAAGATTCTAGATTTCATGCCAACATCAGAGTAACTTTTGAGTTGACCGAAGAACAGCTTGCTGCTCTTCCACAGGTCGATCCACCTCCCGCAATTCCATACAGAGTATTTGCATAATGAATCTAAACAGAAGACTACAGCAACAAGCGTTACTGAACAAGAAGTTACAGCGTTTGCTGAATTCTTCTGTTCAGCAGACGGAAGAAGCAAAGCTTTCTGCTGATACTGCAATTAAGCCAGCGGCTTTAAATGCAGCATTAGATGAGAAAGCCAATGTTAATCACACACATACATTATCTAATTTAAACCAAAGCGGTGCAACTTTAAACCAAGTTCCACAATGGAGTGGATCAGCTTGGGTTCCTGCTACGGTTTCTGGAAATGCCCCATCCAATGTCGATGGTGGCAATGCCTCCAGTATTCCCGTAGTTGGTCTTACTTATGATGGAGGTTCAGCATGAGTGTAAAGATTCAGTTCCGTAGAGATACGGCAGCTAACTGGACTTCCGCTAATCCTGTCTTAGCAGAAGGTGAATTTGGTTATGAAACCAACACCAAGAAGTATAAGCTGGGTGATGGAACGACAGCGTGGAATAGTCTTGCTTATTCAAACCTAAGATCATTGGATGCTACCAGTGTACTTGAGTTTGAGAACACGGCAACGCCAGCAACTCCTGCTAGTGATAAGGCAAATGTTTATGTAAAAGATATTGCCGGAAGAATGTTCTTGCGAATTCAGGGTCCAAGCGGACTAGTGAATCCTCTTCAGACTTCATTCTTTCAAAACAATATCATAATGATTAATACAAATGCCACAAGCTCAATAACTTCTATTGGAAATACAGTAACTAGCGCAGGAAGCATTAGCCATCCAACACCGACACCAGCTTATGGTTATATGACTAACTTTGCTACAGCTGCGGCAGTAAACGGAACATCAGGTACAGGAACTAACGGTACTTTATTTGTTAGAACAACCACAGCAACTGATGCTGCTGGATTCTTTTACTATGCTCGTTTAGCTTTTCCTGATTCTACTTATGATGAAACAGGTAGCTTAACTGGTTCTCGTATTTTTGTCGGTCTAACTAACCAAACTATGGCAGTAAGTGTTGGTGCTGATAACCCAATCGGAACTTCTTGTGGTTTCTTTAGAAGGCATACAAATGCAGGAGCTAAAGATACTAACTGGCAGTTTATTACAGATGACGGAGCAGCCATAAACATCATAGATACTGATTTGGTTTTTACACCACAAAAGGTTTATGATTTTTATATCTTCTGTCCTCCCGGTGGTGCTAATATTGGTTGGCGTATTGATAATGTTTCTGATGAACTAACTGAACAAGGCATAACTACTAGTAATTTACCTACAGCAGAAGTTTATTTACGCGCTGGTTTCCAGTTATGGACTGCTAATGCAGTCGCTAGAAACATTCGCATGCAACGGGTATACATAGAAAGTGATAGATAATGGCAAAGAAAATATTTAAGTGTAACTGTGGTAAGACCACAACATGCACAGGCAAAGACGCTAATAAAATGATATACCCAAAGAAAGGAAAGAAATGAAGAAGCCAATGAAGAAGGCTGCTAAGAAGCCAGCCGCTAAGAAGAAGATGGCAGCTAAGAAGCCAGCCAAGAAGATGTATTGATTTTTTAAACCCTAACGAAAGACACACACTATGAATGAAGAGACTCCCGATATGATGGAACAATCCTCCGAGACTCCAGTAGTATCACAGGAACAATCTCTTACATCGACAGCAGAAGACGCTATTCTCTCCCGTGAGAAGGCAGCATTTGATGCGTATGTAAGAAACCAAGGCATGACAGTTCCTGAAAATTTCAAGGACGCTGGTGCTTGGTTTGAAAGCCTCAAGAATGCCCAGAAGGAATATACCAAGTCACGGCAAGAGGTAGCTGATCTGAAGAAGAAGTATGAGCAGACCCCCTCTACAGCAAACCCAGTCAAGCAGGAGGCTGCTCCTACCAAGGAAGAAATCCCTGTCGTACCAGAGGTACTGAAGATTCCAGAGAAGAAGGTAGAAGAGACACCCGCGATTGAACCACAGGTTGCAACCGAGGATGATTGGAAGCAGTGGACCGTTGAGTTCGCCACCAATAATGATCTCTCTCCTGAGACTTTGGATACGATCAAGAAGAAGACTAACCTTCCTGAGTCGATCATCAATGAATATATGATCGGCCAGAAGGCAAAGCTTGAGATTGCTTATTCTAAAGCAGCTGATCTCATCGGTGGCAAGGATCAACTTGCCAAGATGTTTGATTGGGCTAGCAAGAATCTAACTCAGGCCGAACAGAATTCTATTAATCAGAACCTCGCTTCACCCGCTTGGGACATTGCGCTCTATGGCTTGCAAGCTAAGTATGCTAAGGCTACTGGCACAAGCAAGGCAGCAGAACCCAAGCAGACAGCAAAGGGTCAAGTACCCATTGCTAGCACTCAGCAGAGCGTTACCGCTTACCAAACTAAGCGAGAGTTCATGGCTGAGCGCAACAACCCAAAGTTCAATAACGATCCAAAGTTCCGCAATTATGTAGAACAGAGAATGTTAAGAACTGATTTTACAAAACTACCCAAATAATCCGCACCTGAGACAGCGGATTGACTGAGGACAGCCTCTGGGCAAATCCCCCCGCGTGGTAATGGATGGCCCTTGGCTGAACTCACTCAAGCAAGTAGACTCCTTTAGGAACAATCGAACGATTGAGCTTTCTATTATTGTCTCAAATTTTAGTCTACTTATAAAAGGAATAAACACATGGCTTTTCCAGCTGATAGTTTTACATCTGCTAATGATTTTGCATTAAACCGCACTGGTCTTGGTGACGCACCCGCTGGCGGTGTAGCAGGAGCTAACAAGCTCTGGCTACCCCTCTGGTCTGGCGAAGTAATCAACGCTTATGATCAGTACAACATGTTTGAAAACATGATTACTACTAAGTCTCTTTCTGGTGGTTACTCTTACGAGTTCCCCGTTACTGGCACTATTGCTCTAAACGCAGCATGGGATGCTGGTGAAGAGCTTGGTGGTGGTAGCTCTACCTCCACTACTTTCAAGGTAAACCTTGATAAGCGTCCTATGGCCGCACACTTTGAGACAGACAATGTTGACTTGCTCGTTACTCAGTGGGATTACCGCTCAGAGCTAGCTCGTCAGGCTGGTCTAACTCTTGCCAACACCCGTGATCGTCAGCTCGCTGTCGCTCTCTTGGCTGCTTGTGCTCTACCACCTCTTGCTAACGATCCCCGTGGTCTTACAGTTGATAGCATGCCAGCTCCCGGTGTAGTCTCTGCTAACGCACCATCAGCTGCTGATGATACTGTAGGTCTAAACATCCTAGCTCAAATCGAGAACTACATTGTTCAGATGCAGGAAAATGATTTCCCTGTTGAGAATGTTTACTGCGTAGTTACTCCAAAGGTCTTCCAAGTCATTCGTTCTCTTGGTATTCCCCGCGCTAACGATAAGTTTACAAACAGCCCACTATTTGGTGCTTCAGATAACTTTGGTGGTAATGGTGCTCCACTTTCAGAGGGCATGAACAGCATGATGGACAGCCTTGATTACATGGGTGTCAAGATCATCAAGAGCAATCACCTTCCCCGTACTAACTACAATGCTTCTGCCTCAACTTATATTGGTGGCTCTAAGTATAACCTAAAAGCTGATACCATTAAGCTACATGGTATTATCTTCCAGCCAGCTGCTATTGCTGGTCTATCACTTATGGGCATGAAGGTTGATACCGTACAGGATGTTCGTCGCAACACTCAGTTTACCGTTGCAAGCATGATGAAGGGTACTGGTATTCTTCGTCCAGAGCTTTGCAAGGCTCTTGTAGGAGCTACCACTTCAACTGACTTAGATGCAAGAACTGAGCTATTCTCTGCTCTAGACAACGGCAGCAACCTAACAAATGGTTTTGCTGCAGAGTACGCTGTAACTGCATAATAATGATCGTATCTACTTCTGAAGGGAGGATTAGTTTGTTTACTAACCTAGCTTGAAGAGGAGGTGATCATTATCTACCCCCGGCTCCCTTAAGTGGG